GCCAAAGTAGTTTTTGCTATAACCACCAACGCCAAACGTCAGCATATTGGGCGAAAGAAATGCCGAAACTTCTGGATTATATACCGCCACAGTGCTCTTTACGGTGGCACCAAGATTTGCGGACGACGTGAAATCAGCGGCAACAGCAGATGTGCTGACGGTCACCGCGCCCCCGAAATAGCTCGCAGCACCCGCCGATAGCCCACCCGTGACCACTAGCGCGCCTGCGCCTGCGGAGCCTGCGGTGGAGGATGACACCGTCACCGCGCCCGCGAAGGTGGCGGCTCCGGTCGCGCTCGCTACCGTCAGCGCGGTGCCAAAGCTGCCCGTGCCGAGCGTCAGGTTGTTACCGGCGGGGGAGGTGAGGGAGGGCGTCGTTACGCTAGTGAGAAACGCTGGAGCAGCGGCATTCATCTTGCGCGTGCCGTTGGTTGCTCCGTCTACGGCCATGAAGTCATCAGATGCCGTGGTAGTAGCCGTTGTAGCGAGGTCTTTGATGCGAATGTCAGCCATAAAATAAAGGGTTACGGATATTGAACGTACACAAACTTGTTCCCAGACGAATCAACGATGTTATCACCAGTAGCTGTGATTAAATATCCATCTATGATATCAGGACGATTAAGATCATTTAGCATGGGATTGTTAATCCCAATAGCCATGCGCTCACCCAGCATATCACATTGACTGCCAAGTAAACCAATCATAGCTGGAATTCCGAAGCTTGAATGGCTGCATTGGCAGCAGCTTGACGGATAAACTTAGCCTGCTGCGCTGCCGCCGTGGCCCAAGTGTAATGCGAGCCAGCGTAGAGACGATGACCGTTAGTTGTGGTCGGCGCAGAGCCGTCAAACGTACACATCACGTCAGCGTCTTGCACATCCAAAACAATCATGTTCGTGGTATCGCTGAACGCGGCAAACTGCACGCCGCCCGCCGTGCTATCTACCGTCAGGCGTTGATCCGCTACTGCACTACCACGATACCAGGCTGGTTTCGGGAAGATGTTATTTAGATTGAATGAACTCATAAGTAAGTAGTTTTATTTAAACGTTGACGTATCCCAGAATGGAGTTAGGCATCAATGCGTGAATATTGAAACCTACACCCCTATTCGGGGATACGAAAGATTGTACGAAATTACCGAAAGCGGACAGATTCGCTCTTGGTCTTTTGGAACTACAAGACGCAGACAAAAACCGCGAGCTTTGAAATGGAGAATCAACCGTTCTGGATACGCTACTGTTGCTTTGGCTAACGGACCAAAACCAATCTGGAATGTATTGGTTCATCGCCTTGTTGCACTTACTTTTTTGCCAAATCCGAATGAGCTGGCAGAAGTTAATCATAAAGATTCCAACAAACTCAATAATCATATCAACAATTTGGAATGGATTTCCAAGTCGGATAATTTGCGTCATTCTTGGCGCGTTGGAACACATATGTCGCCAAGAGGCGAACGTGCTCATCACGCCAAATTGACATCCGTACAAGTAGCTGAAATTCAAAAACGTTTTGCCAGTGGGCATAAAGGCTCCGTTATAGCCAGAGATTTTGCTATTACGGCCACTCATGCTTATCGGATACGCGACAATTTGCATTGGAAATTGGAATTACCAAGATCTTGACTGTGAGGTAACGTGGGTGCTGACAATCATTTGGAAGCTGTCTGGCATCTGACGCTGAATGCGGTCCCATTCCTCATTCTTCTTCATCTCAACGATGTTGTAGGCTTGGGCGGCTTTGTCGGCCTGACCGTCTTGAATCAACCAATCTCCGTAGGTTTGCCAGATCAAAGGCTGGCTAATCATTTCAGGGAGAGGCTGAATCTCCCACTTAGCTGGAGTATCCTCTGGATCTTGCGCTGCCGAGGTGTTTGCCAAGCATTTGTAGTAATCGCTGGTTCCCACGGAGGCTCCAGCAGTCTTGGTGTAATAGATGTACTGGCCTGCAACGTAGGTTGCTGTGGCGGAATAGGCATCCCCCGCATAGTTGTATGGGACGCGCCGATAATAGATGTAGATCGGATTGGCGGGGTTCGTGTTGTAGGTGACGTAGCCATTCGTCCCCATAAACCCACCCGCACTGGAAATCATCTGAAAACCATCCTTAGTCACCACAAACCCTTGTCCACGCGGATAGGTAATCATTGCTGGGCTGTCTACCCATGCTTGGAACATGACATCAATCTCAGCTTCACCAGTTTGATCCCAAGGAAGGTTAAATTGCTGCGGGGAGACGTTGTTCTGTTGAACAAGTAAGTTGCCCCACAGGTAAAGCCCCTTGGTAATGTCACCAAGGTAAGAAATCGTGCTGCCATCCGTGCTGATGCCTGCTTTATAAGTCTGGCTGGTGGCATTAGCCCCAGTCTGATACATGATCGTGCAAAGGAAGAACCCATTGGCGCATTGGGATATATTTGCGCTCTGCACGTTGGCTTGGGTTCCAACAAGTCCGGTCTGGACGTTAAAGAACGTAGAGAACGTGGTTGTACCGTCGTTTACGGCCAAATAGAGGTAGTTCTGACCCGCTGGACGTGCGTAGACACTCGCTTGGTAGTTTGTGGCCCCAAATGCGCTTACAACCTGCGTTACGTTGTGCTCAGTAGTCGTAGCCGTCTCAAAGACTTTACTGGCAGTAACGCGGTTGTCGGCTGGGTTACTGATGTTGTTGGCCGTAACCGTGACATTGTTAGCCGTCCAATAGGACGTTTGGGAAAGATCGTTGGGATACGTCAACAGATCACCCACAAACCGCGCCTCACCCCATCCAGTCAAATCAGGCCAATTGCCAGCTCCCCAGATCTGGCGCACATTAGCGTTGAACAAATCATTGATCGATTGCGCCGTCTCCGTCGTCAGACGAGACGTGGGCACGCCAATCAGTCCGCAAATGTTAGCCAAAGCGCGACTGTAGGGGATTGTTCTCACTTAGTCTTTGTTTTTCATCCATCCACCTGTTAAACCATGACGAGCAGGATTGACCTTAGGACGATAGCCAACGGCACACAGATGCGGATTATCTTTCAAATACTCAGGCATCCATTCATGGACGTTATTCCCGTGCTGACCCTGCAAACGGAAGAAGAGGCGGCTATTGATGCGTGCAGCCATCTGCCCAAGCCCTTCCATCTGCGTGGAGCCTTGTTTACGCATCTCCGCGGCTAGACGAGCCTGGTCCTCATGGACCTTGGCTTTCTCGTTGGGCAGACCATTCTGGATCTCCCACCACCATTTGCGGACAAACTCCTTGGGAATATCTGTGACTATTTGATCGCTGCTCATTAAAAAAGAAAAGGGGCAGAGCCTCGGATGAGGATGCCCCCTGTTTGAGATTACTTAACCGAGTTTCGTCGGATCGCTAAGATCCACGATGTTCAGGTAAATATCCAGTGCGCCAGCGGTCAGAGCCGAGGGACTGCCACCCGTTGCGTTCGTGAAGATCGCAACCAGGTTAACAGACGCCGTGCCTTTGACCAGCGTAGCCGTAGTGGGAACGCCAGCAAGAACACCCGCCGTCTTCACGGACTGGGCCGTGACGAGCGCACTGGTGCTGCTAGTCGTACCGATGTTCACCGAGAACGCCGTCGTGCCCACAAAGGCAGTCGTGATGTTCACCAGCGCATTGTTAATGACAAAGTTCGACGGCAGCACACCGAGCGTCAGCGTCACGGTGTCGGTTGAACCGGTACCGAGAGCAACGTCAGAAGCGTCAACGTGGAACTTGTTGGAAAATCCGCGGGCTTGCTCTTGCAGCGAAAGCTGTGAGAGGTCGGCGCGGGCGATGGTTACTGCTGTATCAGCCATGGTAGTGTCCTTTTATGTTGAGGATTATAGTTTAGCTGGAACCAGCAAATTTGCCGAGCCCAAGCGGATTCTTAACCATGAGGGTAAGAGCCGCAAGGATGAACCCACGGCGACCACCACCAAGATCAGGCAACTCATTGGATTCGATACCGAGCATATAGCCCAGACCGACCAATTCTGGATCAATGACGTAACCGCGAGCTTTCTGTTGGTTGGTCGTGGTCGAAGGATCAGCACCATCGAGAATGCCGTTGAACAAGTCAGGCACAATCGTCACAGTGTGGAAATCTCCGACGTACATCGTGACATCCAAATCAATCTGATGCTCGCTAGCATCCTGAGTGACTTGGTAGGTCTTGGTAGTACCGGAAGCACCTTCTGAACGTTGAAACTTGCTGACAGCCCGCTTAAGCGATGGGCCAGCAAACAGCGTGTACGAACGGCGACCACCGACCTGTTGGAAGATCGACTGGAACACGTCGTTAAAAGCCGACTCCGACAAGGAACCAGTGGCCGTGGTGTCGATGTTTGCCGAAGGCGTACGGAACGCTGCGGGAACGTCGGTACCAGGAGTATTGCTGATCCACTTGCCAAGGGCGCGGGCCTTGTAAGGCGCGGGCGGGGCTTCCTGTTGGCGGTCATTATCGGAACCGATACAGGCTTCGATATCGCGTTTGATTTCGCGCATAGCCTTCATTTTGGCATTTGCGACCTCGCTGGACACGCCAGCAACGTCAGAAGCCTCCTGAAGACGCGAAACCATCCACTGTTCGCGGAACTGCTGGACGTAATTGCCCAGACGAGCGCGATTGACGGCTTGATTGGAGAACGCGAGGACATCTTGACCTTCCAGCACGCCACCGAAGTTAACGGCGGAAAGGGTGTCCACTTGCCATTCTTGATACGCATTCGTCATGCGTTTAGTTTTCGAGAAGGTCGAAACCTTCGGAGTATCCTCGGGGGCGAGGATGGTCAGGAAATCTGTGAGGTCTTCACGATCACCGGCAACATTGTAAGTAGTAGATAGGGCCATTGTAGAACGAGTTTAACGGTTGAATTTTGCTTTTTCTTTTGCCAGCAGAAATGCTGCTGCTTCGTTTGCCGTGACGCCACCCTTCTTGGATAATTGAGACCGCATCGCTTCAATCTGGTTGGCTGATTTCGCTGCTGAAGGCATACGAACGTCACCACCGTTGGAAGAAACGACTGATTGACTGGACGGAGGGCGGTTGCTCATAGCAGTTTTAGGCTTGTTGTCTGTTTTTGCAGCCTTCTGTTTAGCATCAAGGGACCGAAGCCCTTCGATTTGCACTCCAATGATCCAATCCGCATTAGGCAGATTCTTCATCCAGGGCATCTGTGACAATGCTTGCTGGGCGAGGACGTATTCAGGCGCACTTTTGTCTTTCAGATATGGAAACATCTGATGAGCGACTTGCTGCGACTGCTGCTTCTGCGTCAGGAACTGTGTACGGGCTGGAATGTCATCATCGAGCGTTTTTTCTGCATTACGCAGAATCGCTTTCAACTCACTCCGTCCCAAAACAGTATCGCCAACCTGAATCGGCTCAAAGTCGTCACGATCTAATTGATCTTGGGCGAATCGCTTGGCTTCCTTGGCCTGTTGCTGTAAGGAGGCTAATGCTTGAAAGTCATCAATCTGGGCCAGCGGCACATTGGCAGGCATCTGTGCGGTTGCTGGCTTTTGAGCGGCTTGTTCAGCGGGAGGTGAACTGTTTCTTTCCCCTAGCTGGGACTCAAGCTGCTCTAATCGCGACTCCAAGGCTTTTCGCTTGGCGACTTCTTTACCGATACGTTTATCGATTTTCTTCTGAAGCTCTGGTGTAATATCCTGAGAAGGAACATCAGCTTCACCATCGGATGTTTCCACCTCTTGGTTTGGCTCGGCAGACTCGGCGGAAGCTTCGTCTGGGTTGACTGAGGTATTTGACGCTGATTCCTGCGTCGGAGCAGTCTGTTCAGTCTGTCGTTGAGCTTTAGCGTTTTCAGACTCGATGTTAAGGAGTCGTTGTGCTGCTTGCGCGACACTCAGATTACTCTTTTTCGGTGCATCATTTTTTGCCTCAGTATTAGATACCTCAGCTGGCTGTGAAGAAGCGGATTCGACGTTTTCGTTAGACATGGGATTATAGCCCCCAAGGGCCGATAGACTTCATGGCGGATGCCAAGTATCGGTACAAATGCGTGCGCCAACTATACTGTCAACAATAAATATAACAATTTATTGCACCGATTAAAACCTATTAGGCTCCGCGGTCTTCAGCATCAGTCTCTGCTTGCAGCAATTGCTGCTGAACAAAGTCATCGTACAGCCCAATAATCTGTGAGTACGCTCGGAGTTCTCCCGTAGATGCAAGAGTCATGCGATCATCTTTAACAACTGCATCTGAACACAGATCAATCATGGTGGAATGCTGCATTTCGCGCAGTTCCTCAATGAAATTCTGGAAGTTATCGTTCCCAACCAAACCAAACATGGTATGACGGAGGTTAGCAAACTTCTCAGTAGAACTCTGATGGGAATTGCGACGTTTCTTCATTTGGAGGCTGTAGCTGCGGTGGGATTGGGCATAGTGGCACCTAGGCGACCAATAACAGCGTTCTGCTGTTGCTGCATCTGGAACTCATACTGCTTCTTACGAGTATCCAGACGCTGACGGAAAGGTTCATCTTGGGCATACCGTTGCTGGATATCAGGCTGCTGCAAATACTGCTCCATGACTTGCAGACCGAATTGCGGAGGTGTGCCAGGCTTGATGTTTTTGGGGATGCCGGCAAAGATCTGCGTAAGATCCTGCTGTTCGTCCTCCACCAGCTGTTGTTGAGCCTGTTGAGCAGGGCGAATAATCCGCTCGGCAATGTTAGGATCAATGGTGGAAATGAATGCGGTGCAGAGGGCGGAATAATCAATGATTCCATCACGGTCAAGGGACTGCGCGGCCTGAATAATGGCAGTCCATTTCTCGCTCATCCGTTTAAAGTCGGTGGATTGCACATCCCACGACAGGTAAAAATCAAACTCTTCGTTGATGTCGCCCTTGTTGAACAGTTGTAAGTTGGTGTCCTTAACGCCCATTACGCGGAACATGACTTCATCTTGTCCGTATTGCTTGTAGAGCTTCCAGACCTGACGGAACGTGCGGGACAGACAACTTAGGAATTTATCCACCTCAAACTGATTGTAGATGGGATCAATGGCGGGGTCGCCCTCGCGGGAGGCAAATCCATTGTATTCCTTAAAAGAAGCTTCCAACAACGTCTCGGACGTGTTGGTGTTCATGTCAGGGATAGGACGATCTGCGTAATGGTATTCGTTGGGCCTGCGCTCCGAAATCATGGCTCCTGGCCCCCAACGTCCTGGTGGGCGTCCTTGTGGGTAGCAAATGGGCGGAAGGATGCCTAGAGAGGCCGCGTCGATGCGACTATCTTTGTGCGCCTTGATTTGGTCCTGCCAAGGCTTGCCTGGTTCTGGTACGCCGCGTGAATCGTGCAATTTGCGGCTCAGATACTCGCGACGATACAGAACAAACGGATACTCGCCGTGGGCGTAACCGAGCAGACCTGTTTTGGCGTAGCCGTCATGGTTCTGATCGGCAGGCAGCATCGGGTTAAAGATGGTGCAGTAAATCCCTGGCGTTCCATCTTCGTCTGACAAGCGTTGGTAGGCGTAAACAACGCCAATGCGGTCAGTGAACCGCTGTTGCGTGTAAACGAAGGAACGACTGATAGGTTGAAGGTACTCGCTGGGGCTGATCGTAATCAGTTGTCCGCGTACCTTCTGAATGGCAGCTTCTACCCAATTCTCGTCCCAGCCATCGGTCTGTACCAAGGCACGCAATTGCTCCGCGGTAAAATACTCCACGCGGTAAATCCCTGGCGTGTGCTCAAGGTCGGTAGAAAAGGATGGGATAAAGACGTGCTCATCCAGATTGAAAGCGCGGATGATGGGGTAGGACCGCTCAGGACCGTCCATTGGCACGGTGGTTTCACCTGTGTCGCGCAATTCTTTGAGCATCTTGCCCGCTTTGCCTTTGGAACAGTCGTACTGCTTGACAAAGATTTCCTTCAGGTCGTCGGCTGCGCTCTTGTCTTCCAAGAGGGCCATAATGTCGATGGCGGGGAACTGCTCTTGCAAATCCTGCAAGCGGACGCTGACCATAACCTTCTCTTTGCGCTTCTCCCAGAACTGACCCATGACGGCAATACCTTTTTCGTCCATGAAGTTAGCGCACATCTCAATCTCGCGCTCAATTTCAGGGATCTGCGTCTGGATCATCCAACGCATAAAGTTGCTGACAAGCTGACTGCGGGAACCGTCCTCAGAGCCTACGGGCACAGCGGTGAGGTTGGAGCGTTTGAACGCCATTCCCTTCATCGCAACCTTCTTGTTGATGATATTATCAACGAGGAAGCAGCGCAAATCGCTAGCACCATCCCACGGGGTAGGACTTACTTTGCTACCTTCGCGGGAATGCTTTTTACCATCGGCAGACTGACCGTTCCAAATAGCGTAACGTGTCTCGTAGTTCAGGCGGCATTGATCGATGAATGGCTGATTGTCGCGCACGCAATCTTCAAAGGCTTTCTTCAGCAGGTTGAAGTTTGGACCTTCGTTTTCAGACGGGGCCAACTGAAGGCCAGGGTCTGAAGTCATAGATTTGGCATTGCCGTCAATAGAACTCATAGGCTTATGTCACGACTATTGTAGATTTTTAATAAATCAAGCAATCAATAACTCCAAGTCCTATCATCAATCTGCTTATTGGCGTGCGGATCGACGAAGGAGCATTGAGAAACCAGCAGATACCGTAGGCAGTCAATAGGATCCTTGCTGGCTTCATCTTTACCACCCTTGGCTGTATATTCCTGCAAGGAGTAGATGAGATTCTGGCAGCGTTCGCTGATGTAAATCTTTGGCGCGTTGAGTGATGAGATGGGCTTGCTTTCGTCGTAGGAAAACAAGCCATTGATAAGCTGGATGCCGTTCTCAATTTCTACGCCAGGGGCGGGCAGAAAAATCATACCGGCATCGTCAAGCTCGCTGATGATTGTGGTAGCTCCATCGGCGGATTGTTTCTCGGCAGCACCTAGGCGTGGGTCGATAAACCGCTCGAAGATAGTTTCCCCTTCCTCGCAATGTTTCATCAATTCGACATAATCGTTGATGCCTCTTTTGGAACCTTTCTGGGCTGGGCCTGCTTTGCCCTCGGGTCCAGTTCCAGGCAATGCCCAGTCGTCGTAGTCAGGCCACTCGCGGTAAACCCACCACGTCCCTGCGGCATCAATTGCTGCCCAGATCATAAACCAATTCTTGGAGCCAGCGGGATCCAGCACCATGTAACGGGTGACATTGTAATCCACGTTGTTAGTCCACGGCAGTTTTTCGTGGGGGATGACGTTGACCTCTTTGTTAAAGCCAGGGAACACGCTGGTCATGCTCTTGGTCGGCACGCCATAGGCACGGGCAAACACTTCATCTTTGGAGCGACCTAGCAGTTTGTTTCTAAAATCTGAGGTATCGATGAAACTATTATCTTCTGTCCAAAAGTAATAGATGATGGTTCCAGGGCGTGACAACGATTCTTGAACCACGGGAAGCTCGCGACCTACCAGCGGAGCAAAACGTTTCTCTAACGTGCGAGTCTTGCCAAGGATGTCCTGCACCAAGGGTGTCCAGCCCGTGAGGGTGGTAAACGTCAGGAGAATGCGCCCGTGGTAGTCGGTAGTGCGGTATTGCAACGTCTCAAACATCTTCTGCGGGCATTCCTCGTCGCACCAAATCAGATGCGCCTTAAAACCTTCAGCTACTTGGGCATCAGCTTGGTAGCTTCGGTAGTTGCTAAACTTGATGCTGCCCCCGCGGCGAAATCCATTAACGGGTGGGAGGATGCAGATATTGTCAGTAAAGCCGTTCTTCTGCGAGTACTGGACGCTGTGGTTGAGTCCTTTCTTGGTCGGTAAGTTGCGGATGCCATCGGGCAGAGCATCCCAGATCATGCGTTGCTGATCTTCGATGGATCGGTCCTCGTTGACGTGGTAGGCCCGAACCTCTGCACCAGGGATTGTACCTGCCGCCCAGACGCACAGACGGGAGGCAATCATTGATTTTGAACTACGGTTGCCACCTAGGATGACGTGGTTGGTGTATTTGTCCCAGTTCTTCATCATGGTCTGCCATGACGGGAGAATCCAACCTGCACCTACCGGATTCATCAAAGCGTCGTGATTGCGTTGTTCACGGAACGTCAAGTACTCGGCCAGTTTCTCTTTAGGCCAACTCATCAAAACCGAATCGGGTGGATTAGAAACCCACGGGATTCCAAAGTCAGGTTTAAAATCATCACAGTAATGAACATCGCCAAGTGCCATAAGATTACTTCTTCTTTTTGAAAGGTTTAATCAACGTTGCATAAGCCAAACGACTTATCTTCAACTGCTTCCAAGTAATGATACCTTGGCCGTCAATGTTGATGCCTTCAGGTTCTGCATTGACTGACAGACGAGCGTATTCCCTTGCGCCTTCAATGTCCGGTTCGACTAACCATTCGTTAATTTTTGTACGAGTAATCATTGGGCAGGGTGAGAGGCGTTTCCTGCAATAGCCAATGATTATTTTTATCAACACATCAGGTATTAGAAACGCTAATAACGACAGATGTTGTGAATTTTTAGCTTCAAAGCCTGAGTAATCATTGCAGGTTTATTGCATGGCTACTAAACGAATCCTAATCGGAACTCCTCTCAAGGGAGACATTCCTAAATCCTATTTTCGGACCAGCCTAGTTATGGCGTCCGCCAAGATTCCTGATGTCAAACTAGACTGGATCTTGCTGGATGGTCCTGCGGTGCAGATTGCTCGCAACGAAATTGCAGCCTATGCTATCGAGAACAACTTTGATGAAGTCATCTTTTGGGACAAGGATGTCTTGGCCCAACGCAACGGGGTTGATGTTACTGACAGTGCGTTAATGCGGCTGATCGGGCATGACAAAGATATTGTCACGTCGGTCTACGCCTCTCGGTCGTTGGATACGCATTGGCACGTTACGCCGTTACCTAATGAGGTGGTCAATGAGGAAGGATTGCAGAAAGTAGAATGCGTAAGCATCGGCTTTTCTAAAATCAAGGTAGGCGTATTTAAAGCTATTGCCTACGACAATCCAGATCGGGTGGCCATGCTATTTGATCCTAATCGTGCGCCACGCTCCATTCCTGAGTTGTTCCCAATGGAACTGCAAGGACGCAACATTCCTAGCTACCGCATTCAGCAGATCAAAAATGCCCTGACTGAGTGCAAGAATGACGATAAGTTGCGGATGCGGATTGAGCGTGAGTTGTCCGTGCGCTACGACGAACCCAATGCCTACCTGTCGGAGGACTATGGGTTCTGCAAGCTGGCGCGGGAGTCAGGCTACGACATCTGGATGGATACCCTGATGGTACTGGGCCACGAGTCCAGAGTAACGCTGCCCATTGAAACGCCCAAGCTCATGGAAATGCTGTCAGAGCCTTGGCGCAAAGAGGAATTGGCAGTAATCAAAACTCAACTGATGGAACAGAACCAGAAGGCTAAGGAAAAGAATAACAACAACCGCAACTGACCATGAATGCTGACTACAAAGTAATTACTCCTGAACAACGGTGGCACGCTGGCCGTCAAGCAGAGGCGTTCTTTGGCCTGCTGGATACCTACAACAAACTTGCAGAAGACCATCTGAAGCTACAGGAAGAAGTAAAGAAGCTCCGCAAAGCCATCAAGACGGGCAAGCCCGCTGTCTAGTCCTTAACGGCCCCTGTCTTCTTGCTGATCTTAGCATCGATGTCATTGCAGTTACCAATGTCCACGGGGGCTGACTGAATCGTAGGCACGCCCGTCTTGCCACTCAAGCGGGCGACAATCTCCTCTTTGCTCAGAGAGCCGTAGTTGTTCACTTGGATGTTCACGTTGGCCCCCTGCGTGGCGTTCAGCCCTGCAATGCGTTGCCGTTTGTCAATGGCTACCGCTAGGTTAAACCCCAGCGTCTGCAAGGGTGTGTCGTCTACTGTCTCCAGCATCCGGTCCACAATCTTATCCGCCAAGGTATCCAGCTTGCCTATAAGTCTTTGATTAAATTCTTCCACGGTAATTCCTACAATACGTTGCAAAACCCTGCGATCATCAACCGTTACATCACCCAGAGAGGGATGCTTCTTCAAGCCCAATCCTCTCCCGTCCAGCGTAGCTATCGCCACAGAATTGATTAACCTCTACAGGCTGTAAGTCACCT